GCGGGTCGATGATGACCGCGTTGGTGCCGCCCTGGAGTCGGAAATATGGCAGGTGGTAGACGGTCCCATGGGGGGTCGCATTGTTCCAGCCGTCGAGCTGGTTGACCAGTGGCTGCACGTCGACGAAGCCGACCGGACTCACACCACCGTTGTTCGTCACGGCCATCACCTTCACGAGCTTTGCACCGCTGATCGAGCGAAGAATCTGCCAGATCAGGAAGGCCTGCAGGTTGGTGTCGTCGCCGCCCGTCGCCTGGCTGGCCGCCCCGAGATATGCGTTGTCTTGGGTATCAGACACTTTGCGGTCTCCCCAATACACCGGTGAACCATGGGCCGTTTGGCGTTTCGCTTTCCAGCACGTGCGTCGCATTGGAAACGAGCCACGTTCCGCAGGCCATCTGAAGTTGGCTTTCGACGCGAATCTGGCCGCCCGGCTTGATCCTCGGGTTGAACAGCGTCGATACCTCGATGCCGTTGCTCGAGTAACGCGGGTAGCCGCGCATCCCGGTTGCTGCGGAGATCAGCGGCGGCCCGTCGGGATCTGCGCGGAACCCAAACTTCGGCCAGATGGCCAGAGTGCCGCGGTCGATTGTCATGGAGATGTCGGCGGCCCGCGCGCACGCCTTGGCCTGCGCGAGCGCGGTGCCCGGGAAGTACGGATTCGAGAGCTGCACCTGCACGCCGTTGTTCTCGAAGGCGAAACCCATCTGCGTGGCGAGCGACTGCATGATCGTCGCCACATCGGCCTGCCCTTGAACGCTCAGCGCACCGACAGGCTTCAGGGATGCCGCCAGTCCGGCCACGCCAATGATCTCCAGGCACGAGTCAGGCATGCCTTCCAGATTTGCCCACGACTCGTTGATCGTGCCGCTATAGACGGTACTCAGGCCGGTCACGTCGTCACCGGCGGCCAGCAGCATCGAGTTCCTCAGGCGCACCCCGGAGTTGATGAGGCCAACGGTAGTGAGCTGGTTGAGCATCGTCAGCGGCAGCCCGAAGATGCGTACGTGTGCGGACGGCATGGCATCGCCGTACGTTGCCTGGATGATCGAGTGCACGCGCAATCCCGTCAGGGTGACGGTGTTCGCGCCGGTCTCGCCGAATGTGCCGGTGCCGAGCGAGATAGTCACATCGATGCGCTTGCGGGTGAAGCTCATAGGTCTGACACCTCCAGGTAGACCAGGAGGTACCGGGTGCCCAGACCGTCGTAAGACGAGTCGCTGGCGCCCTGCGTGTCGGCAAACATGAGATCGCCCACGAAGCCGAGATAGGGGTGGCGGATCAGCCAGACGCGATCGCGGCAGATGATGCCGCTCTTGACTGGCACGTTGTTGATCGCCAGGTCGAGATACAGCCCGGTCGTCTTCTGGTAGACGTTGATCTGGCAGTTCTGGCCGGCGAGCAGCGCGGAAAGGCTCTGCGAAGGCGTGGCGGACACAGGGACGATCAGCATCACGCCCCCTTCGAGCCGATGAGCGCAGACTGTTCCGTCGATGGCGCCTGCGGCTGCACCTGACCCTGCGAAGCCGTGTTGGCCGATGCCGGGTTCTGGGTGTTCGAGAACTGGGCGGCAGCCGTCACGCGGATCTCTTCGATATGCACGTTGACCTTCACCAGCGTCGCGCCATCCTTCACTTCCCGCCGCGTGTCGTAGGCAACCACATTCGCGTTGGTATAGACGCGCTCTGGCGTGACGATCTTGTAGAGGTCGGTCGACTGCTTGGCCGCTTCGATCTGATCCAGGAACTTGGCGCGGAACGGCACCAGGCGCCCGCAGATGAGCTGCACGCGGGCCTCGTATGGGATCTGCACCTTGTTGTAGGAGGCAAAGGCGCCCTGCTCCTGCGGATAGTCCGACACCCGCGAGTCGCCGCGATATTCCAGCGTCGTCACGGTGTCAGCGGAGATCACGCGCTTGCCGGCCTTATTGAAGATGCCCCAGACCGGCCGCAACGCGTCATTGAGGATGCCCAGCAGGTCACCGGTCAGCAGTTGGCCGGCCAGACGCAACGGATCGACCTCGGCGAGTGGGTCGCGCAGCACCGGCGGCACGCCTGGCAACGCAGGAACGTCCGGAAACTCCGGAATGGGAATCGTCGGCATCGGCATGTCAGCTCAGCCCCGTGTTGGCTTGGGCCACCATCGACTGTCGCTGCACGGCGGGCGCGAAGTCGCGCGCGATGCCGGCGGCATCCGTCGCCTGGGTGTAGACGTTGATCGGCCCGTTGATGTTCGTCTCGCTTGTGGGCGTGCTCGCAGGTGCACCAGCAGTGGACAACGCAGATGCGGTCGCACGCGCGCTCTGCTGCGCGATCTGCGCAGCGTTCGCCTGCTGCAGCGCGGTCGAACCCATCATGGCCTGCAGCTTGGCGCCGTACTGAGGATCGGTGGCGTACTTGCCGGTCAGCGCAGCGGCATAAGCGGCAGGGTCGTCGGCATGCTTGCGGGCTTCCGCGTAGGCGCTGCCCGTAGCGAGCAGCTTCCCGTGCGCGTCAAAGGCATCGGCCAGCGAGTCATATTTGGCGAACCGCTGCATCACGCGCTTGCTGACGCCGTTGACGACCTCGGTGGTCTCTGCTTCGACGTAGGGCTGGCCCGCGGTTTCCTTGATGCCGAACGGATTGTTGCTGCCGGCCGGCATGCGCTTGCCGAAACTGCTCTCAAGGCCGTACTGACCGAGTGTCACCGCGGCGGGCACGCCGTACTTTCGCTGGGTAGCGAGCGCCGCGTCGACGGCAGTCGGTCCGGCCTTCTTTACCAGATCGTCGGGAAGCGTCAGGAACGCCGCCACATCCTCGTTCGACTTGCCGGTGGCCTTGGCCGCCAGCGCAGCGAGGAAGTCGGCCGCCGGCAGGTCGGCGGATGCTGCGCCCCACTTCCCCTTCTTGATGTCTTCGATGCCTTTCGCCTTTTCGGTATCTGGCAGGCCAAGTGCTTTCGCAATGCCGAGGCCGGCCAGCACAGCGAGGGCAGCCCCGCCCACGGTTCCGATCACACCGAGCGATGCGCCAAGCCCACCAAGCGCACCGGCGAGCTGCAGGACGGGAGCTACCATCGAGAGAATCTTCAACCCGAGCAGCGCCATCAGCACGACCTTCCAGCCGCCCAGCACCTGCACGCCCTTATCGAGCTCCTCGAAAAAGCTCTTCACGTCGGCGATCACCTGCGTCCAGTTGACGCTGGTCACCCAGGCGGCGAACTGTTCGGCCATCTCGCCCACCTGCGCGCCGATCTGGTCGGAGTGAGCGGAGAACCAATCGGACAGGCGTTCGAGCAGCTTCATGATCGTCTCAAACGCTGGCGTCATCGCGATCACCACGCGCTGCATGGTGTTGCCGATGCCTTCCTTGAAATCCTTCCAGCGGTTGTTCAGCGCGCGAAGCCGGTCGGTTTCCTGCTCCGACAGTTCGTTGAGCTTCTGCTGGCGTTCCATCTCTGCGCGCAGCGCCTGCGGGCCCTGCATCAACGCATAGGCCATCGCGCGGGTGTAGCCCTCTTGCTGCATCGCCAGGATGGCAAAGCCAGTGCCCTGCGTCTGCGCGAGCTTCTGTGCGATCTCTGCGTCGCGCTCCAGCTTCTTGATGGGGTCGTTGGCGTCGCTCACGTCTGCGCTGACGCCGGCGCGACTGGCATTCAGCAGGTAGGACTCCAACCGCTTGTCGAGCTCGCCGCTCTTCAGCTTGGCGGCCTGTTCCTGGATACCCTTGAGCGCCTCGTCGGCATCGCCAGCGGATGCGCCCAGCCGATCGAAGCTCTGCTCGATCGCACGCACCTCGCCGGGGACCATATTCAGTTCCCGCGCGAGTTGCCCGGTGGCGATGGCACCCTTGATGGTGTCGGCGGTGAAATCGGCCAGGCCCTTGATGCCCAGGCCAGCGGTGAAGATGGTGACGAGCGCCAGCACCTCGGTGCGCAGACGCTTGAATGAGTCGGCGGCGCGCTTGTTGCGCTCCTCGATCTCTTTGGCCGCGCGGGCCTCTTCTGCGGTGAGTTTCTTGGTTGCCTGCGATGCTTCGGCCTTGCCGCGCTTGAACGCTGCGGCATCCAGGCCGAGGGTAACAACTAGCGCGTCTACGATCGTCGCCACGGTCACTTTCTCCGTTCCATCGCGACGCGCTCGTTGTGGCTGTCGACGATGATTATTTCGAGCAGGTCATGCAGGTCTTCCTGGCCGTAGAAAGTCTGAAGCTCGATCAGGCTGGCGCGCCTGCTCGACAGCACCGCGCCAATGCTGCGCGGCACATTCGGATAGTCGATCAGGCCGCCGCTTGATTCGCCGACCCAGAAGCCTGCGTTGATGGGGCGGCGGCGATAAAAGACTCGAGATGCAGGTCGAGCACCACTTTGCGCAGCTTCAGGCGGGTGGCGACTTCCTCGATGTCGCCGTTCTCGCCCTCCACCAACGCGCGGGCGCCGCCCTCCTGCCCCGCAACAAACTCGAATTGCACGCAGGTCATCATCTCGTCGAATAGAGGCTTGGCCAGCTCGAATGGCACCTTCGTCAGCGCCTTGATGCCGATGGCAGCGATGCCAGCGAATCCTGCCGACAGAACCTCGTCGGGCACCTCGACGCCGCTCTGCATGACGGCGAACAGAGCGCGCGCCGCCCACTCTTCCGAGCGGTATGCCGACATTTCGGTGACGAGGAACCGCTTGCCCTTGTCGCGGCCGTCGGTAGCGGTGAAGGTCGTGGTCTTGCGCGCCATATCAGACCGGTGCCGGGTGCACCGACTCCCAGGTGATTTCGTAGGTCTGCGGCTGCAGCGTCTTCTTGCCATCCGGCATGATCTTGCCGCGCGTGAGCGTGCCGTTGTTCATGGCGAACTTGCGGCCCGGTCCGGGCAGCTTGACGACACCGGAGAGCGAGAACGTGTCCTGGATCGCGTCCTGGGCGGCGATCAGCGTGTCGAAGAACGACACCGACGGCGAGTTCGCCATCAGGGTGATGCGCCACTTCACGTTGTGCGGCACCCAGCCGCTGGACTGCTTGCCGTCGAGACCGAGCTGAATTTCAGCCAGATCGACGTCATCCGTGTCGAAGATGTCTTCGGCCGCGTAGCCCTGCATCTGCTGTGCCACCGGGAAGACCGGGATGACCGACAGCATGATCTGGCTGTTTGCGCTGGTGATGGAGCCTGCCATGTTGTTTTCTCCTTACTGAACCATGACCGATGCCATCTGGATTACTTGGACCGAACCGCCGTCCATGTACCAGAAATTGACCGGCGGCGATTGACGAGCGGCGCGGATCTGGGCTGCCGTCTTGGATGCGAGCACCTGCAGATACCACCCGCGCGTCGACAGCACCGAGTCGATGGCCAGGCCCGCGGCCATGTTCACCTCAGCCGCCTGCGCTGCCGACAGTTGCACACCGCCTTGCAGGCCGCCGAAGTCCGCGAATCGGGTGATGGGGTCCAACAGCCACGCCTCGATCAGCGTGTCGCCGGTGACGTTGTAGGGCACCGAGTTCGATTGCGTCAGGCCCGTCATGATCGCGAGCTGGAACTGGTTGTTCAGCCAGATCTGGTTGACGTATGAGTCGATCCACTCGTACTGGCCGGCAATCTGGCCAGGCGTGAAGAACGTGAACTGATCGTTGGCCGTCGCGAACGCGCCATAGCAGTTGTAGCCGTTGCCCTTCAGGTTCGTGTACACCGTCGGGTCGGTGACGGTAGCCGCCAGACCC